TTGTTGTACCGAACACTAAAACAAGACTAACAAATGCAACAAATATTGAATTTCAAGTAATAGAACCCTACAGTATGGGATTATTTTTACAAACTTTGCAAATTGCTGCATTACAAGCTGGGTTTACAAATTACATACAGGCTCCTTTTTTATTAACTATTGAATTTGTTGGGTACGACGATGATGGAAATCCAATAACAGTTGATGCTGATGGAAAAACTTTAAACCTGCAAAGAAAAATACCGTTGAAATTAGCAAATGTTGAGTTCAACATAGGTGCAAACGGCACTACCTACAGTGTAACTGCAATACCTTGGAATGAACAAGCGTTAATCGATCAAATTGATAGAACTTACAGCGATATCACAGTTACAGGAAAAAATGTTGTTGAGATTTTGCAAACAGGTCCTGAAAGTTTAACAACAATCATAAATGGTAGATATGAAGAACTTAGACAAGAAGGCAGTTTTCCTGTAGCAGACGAAATAGTTATTTCTTTTCCTGATGATTTAAGAAGTAGTACAACTAATGTACAAAAAAACAACACAACTGATCAAGGCGCAACAATAGCACCAAAAAAATCTCGTGGCAATTTGTTTGGTAATATTGCTAAAGGTGTCGTTGGTGGTGTTATCGGAGGAGCAATAGCTGGAGAAAAGAATTTAGGCAAAGCAGCGTTAGGCGGAGGTATAGTTGGTGCTCTAGGTGGTGCATTTGGCGGCGCAAATTTTGGCTCATTAAATGGTGTACTTAACGCATTTAGAACTGGAGACATAAACAGTGTGTTTCAAACTGTTACAGGATTTTTAGGAGCACAAGCACCGCAGGATTTTGATGCATTTTTAAGTAGCGTAACAGGTTTAGTTTTTAGTAAAAGCAGCATTGGTGAAGGTTTAATAAAAATTGCGCAAGATCAAGGATCTGTAAATATAATTGGCAATGCTGATATTGCAAAAAGTTACAATGATGCTGGTAAAATTCCAATGGGTAAAAGCGGCCAACAATATGATAAGAAAAATAAAGTTTACACACGTGGAAAAAATGTTATAGACCCGGTGCAAAGAAGTTTTACATTTGATAGTGATACAAAAATCACAAGAATGATTGAAGAAATAGTAACAACTTCTAGTTGGGCACAAGAACTTAAAGATAAACCTGCAGACGAAAATGGTATGATTGAATGGTTCAAAATAGATGTACAAACATTTATAAAAGAAGGTGTTGGTAGAGAACAACAAGATGGCACATCTGCTAAAACATATAATTACAGAGTTGTGCCTTACAAGGTTCATAGCAGTGCTTTGCAAAAACCTGCTGATCCTGGACTTAGTTATGAACAATTACGTAGTTTAGCAAAACGCCAGTATGATTACATTTACACTGGTCAAAATGTTGATGTTTTAGGTTTTGATATCCAAATTAATGCTGCTTTCTTTAAATCTATTATGTCTGATATTGGACAAAACAACATTGAAAGAAAAACAGGCGGTTTAGTTACAAATATTACACAGCAACAAACAGATGCTTACACAGTAAACGATATAACAAATAGTTTGAGTGGCACAGGATTTTCACAGCAGATTGCTTCCTCAAGAACTTCGTTGCAAGGTTCCGGAGGTGGTGCAGGAATTGATAATAGTAAATTAAGAATTGCAAGGATGTTCAACGATAACATTATCAATAGTTTTACAGATCTTGTTATGTTAGATTTAGAGATTACAGGAGATCCTTACTACATATTTGACAGTGGTATGGGAAATTTTACAGCAGATACTATTGATGTAAACACAACCACAAATGGATCTATCGAATATCAACGTAGTGAGGTTGACGTAATAGTTAATTTTAGAACTCCTATAGATTACAGTGATGCAGCAGGCAATATGATTTTTCCAGAAGAAACTATTCCTGTTGATAGTTTTAGTGGATTATACAGAGTCACAACTTTGACCACGTCAATAGATAAAGGTGAGTTTGTGCAAAGATTAAAACTATTAAGAAGACCAAACCAACCAGCAGATATTGGACAAGTTGGTACAAGTGATAAAAAAGATAAGATACAAGACGCTACACCTCAGCAGCAAAGTCATACAGCATATGGACCTCAGTAATGAATGAAATACCAAATAAAAATGAAGTTACACGTAATAGTGACACTGGCATAGCATCTCGCAATCCTGGTCCGTATATTGCGAGAGTAATTGAACACCTTGACAGTTTGTATCTTGGCGGATTACGTGTTGAATTATTGAAAACAGCAGAAGCTGGCAACATTGGTGAAACACTTGGACAAACTGTGGAAGTATATTATGCTAGTCCGTTTTATGGTATAACAAACAGTCAACAAGGACCTAGTAAAAATAATGACTATGCAAGCACACAAAAAAGCTACGGTTGGTGGGGTGTTCCTCCAGACCCTGGTACATTAGTGCTTGTAACATTTGTTGAAGGCAGTAGAGATTTTGGATATTGGTTTGCTTGCATACCAGAAAAAGGTATGACATTTATGACACCAGGTGGACAACCTGCCACTGAACAACTTACAGGATCAGTACCTAGTGATTTAAAAGGCAAAAGATTACCTGCTGGTGAATATAACAAAGCACTAACAAAACCTAATACAAATAATGTTATAAAATACAAAAGACCTATAAATGATGAATTTGTAGAAAAATTAATAGAGCAAGGTTTAGTTGAAGATGATATTAGAGGTATAACATCAACAAGTGCTCAAAGGGAAACACCTAGTGCAGTGGTTGGTTTTAGTAGCCCAGGTCCTTTGGATAAACGTGGAGGTAAGCCTACTGCACCTGTTGGATTAAAAGAATCTAAAGCAAATATACCTGTTAGTAGACTAGGCAGCAGCAGCATTGTTATTGATGACGGTGATGACAAATTAATACGCAAAGGTCCAGCAAAAGAAAACGAATACAAATATGTAAACAAAGAAGCCAGCGAAGGTGGCGGCGATGTAACTATTCCACATAATGAATTAATTAGACTTAGAACAAGAACAGGCGCACAAGTGCTTATGCACACAAGCGAAGATTTAATCTATATCAACAATAGTAACGGAAGTTGTTGGATTGAAATGAGCGCCAATGGCAAATTAGATGTTTATGCTCAAGACAGTATAAGTTTTCATACTGAAGTTGATATGAATTTTACAGCAGACAGAGATATTAATTTTGAAGCTGGTAGAAATGTTAATATGATTGTAAATGAAAACATCAACATAAGCTGCGCATTAGATTATCATTTGTTAGTTGGACAGGACGGTTACATAAAAGCAAAAAATAATCTTGATACAACTGTCACAAATGATATGAAAACAACTATCCTTAATAACAAAGAAACACTGGTAACTAATTCAATTAAAACAACTGCAACAGAAGGTAGTCATAGTTTGTTTGCAGGAACGGATATTAAATTACAAGCCAGCGGCACAAGTAACATTAAAAGTTCGTATCATAAAGAAACTGCTGACCGTATTGATATGAATACTAGTCCAGCAGCAGAAGCAGAAATAGCAATAGAAGCAGTTTTGCCTATAAAAGCAAAGTTTCCTCAGCGCATTCCACAACACGAACCTTGGAGCGGACACGAAAATTGGAATCCAAAAGAAACTACACCTGATAAAACTGAAGCAGTTGATACAGAAAGCCAAGACAAACATTTTGAAAATAGACCAGTTCAAACAGATAGAACTCCTATGAATGACCTGGTTCCAGAAGAGGAAGAGTAGATGGCAGATACGTGGCCTGTAAATGATGGAGCAGTTGGCACAAAGGGCAGTGCAGATAAACTTAGCTCAAGATTAGATACAAAAGGACAACTTACTAATCAGCAACAAGCTGATGCAGCAATGGGCAGCGGTAGTGGATTTGGATCAACAACTTCTACAAGTCCAGCATCGAGCCAATCAAGTAAAACATTTGCAGGAACAGCGCCGCCAGAAGCAGCAGACTTTTTAACAGCTAGGACCAGTATTGAAAATTTATTGCAAAACATTGTGCAAATTACCACAGATAGTTTCCTACAAGGACTACCTGGAAGCCTGAGTAGTATTGTTGGCAGTGCAGCACAAAGTTTGTTAGGACAACTTCCTTCTGTAATGCAAAATTTGTTAAGCACAACATCTCTTACAAATGTTTTTGGCAACGTAGTGAATGGTATAAGCGGTGCTATCGGAGATGCATTAGGTGGATTAGCTAATGGACTTGTTGATGCAGGAAAGGCTTTGTTTACTGATTTAGGCGGTATAATTAGCGATATTCCGGGACTAGGACCAATTGTTCAAGACTTTTCAGGAGCAGTTAAAGGATTAGGAGATACATTAAGCACAGCTTACAATGGATTAGATCCTGGATTGAAAGCTATTGTAGACGGAACTGTTGCCGGTGCAGGAGCAAAATTATTAGATAAAGTTGGACTTCCTAGTATAGATCCTGCCACGGCTGCGCTCATTGCTGGAACTATTAGTTTTTCAACAAATCCTGCAAATAATATAAGAGCAGTAGCAGGTACATCTAGACAAATGGATGCTAAAATATATCCTACAACTGGAAATAATATATTTGGTAATCTTGCAGCCAGTGCTGATTTAGCAGCAACAGAACTTGATAAAGTTTTAACAACCAATACTGGCGATATTTTTACATTGACTAATGTGCCAGTAGATATACAAACAGATGTAAGAAGTGTAGTAAATGGTGCAATTGGTGATATCATACCTGCAGGTGCTAGATTGTTTGAAGGTGTGCTATTTGGAAATGAAAGAGTCAAATTAATTAACGGTAAAACATATGTCATACCTAGATAAGTGGAAATAAATACAATATGTCAGTAAATGAAAAACCATTATACAAAAATATAACAGTAGGTAGTACTGCTGTGTCTGAACCTGTGAAATCAAAAAAATACAGAGGTATTAGCACAGTAAACAACCTAACAAATAATTTTGTAAAATATGATTTAGCATTGATAAAACAAGATATAATAAATCACTTTCATATACGACAAGGTGAAAAACTAGAAAATCCTGAATTTGGAACTATTATTTGGGATGTATTATTTGAGCCATTAACAGATGCTCTTAAAGAAGCAATAATAAAAAATGTTACAGACATTATTAACTACGATCCAAGGGTAAGTGTAAACAATGTTACTATACAAACATTTGAAAGTGGTATACAAATTGAATGTGCGTTAACATATTTGCCTTACAATATTTCAGAAACATTACGTTTAACTTTTGATGAAAACGCAGGTTTAATTTAAAGTGCGTACTTTATTTTTCAGATAAATATTATATAAAACAAGGAATGGCAAATGTCAAGTACAGAACGTCAAAATAGACTTCTATTAGCAGAAGATTGGAAAACAGTTTATCAAAGTTTCAAATACGCTGATTTCCAAAGCTACGACTTTGATAATCTTCGTCGTACAATGATTAATTATATTAGGCAAAATTATCCAGAAGATTTCAATGATTATATTGAAAGCAGTGAATATCTTGCGTTGATTGATTTGATTGCATTCCTTGGGCAAAATTTAGCATTCCGTGCAGATCTGAACGCTAGAGAAAATTATATTGAAACAGCAGAACGTAGAGAAAGTGTTCTTCGTTTAGCACGTTTAGTAAGCTACAATCCAAAAAGAAATCAATCTGCAAATGGATTGTTAAAATTTGATAGTGTTGCTACCACAGAAGATGTAATTGACAGCAACGGTACTAACCTTAGTGGACAAACAATAATTTGGAATGATTCTACTAATGCTGATTGGTATGAACAATTTATTAAAATTCTAAATGCAGCTTTGCCTGCAGATTCTAAATTTGGTAAAAGTATTAGAAAAGAAAACATTGATAGTGTACTCACAGAACAATATAGATTAAATGCTACATCAAACAATGGTTTACCAGTATACAGTTTTTCAAAAAATATTGACAGTATTAGTACTACATTTGAAATTGTAAGCACTGCTATTGACAGCCAAAAAATTTACGAAGAAGAACCGTTATCTGGAAATAGATTAGCATTTCTTTACAGAGATGATGGGCAAGGTGCTGGATCTAACAACAGTGGATTTTTCTTACACTTTAGACAAGGTAGACTTGAAAATAATGTGTTTTCAGTTAGCAATCCGACACCAAACACTACTGTGAACATTGATACTGATAATATCAATAACAACGATGTGTGGTTGTACAAATTAGACGGAAATAACTCAGAAACTAAATTATGGACAAAAGTAGATAATATTGAAGGTAACAATATAATTTACAATAGTATTAATAAAAATGTTAGAGACATATACGGTGTATTAAGTCGTGTTCAAGATAGAATAAGTTTAATCTTTAGTGACGGTGTATTTGGCACTTTACCTAAAGGCAATTTTAAAGTTTATTACAGAACAAGTAATGCTAGAGATTTTAAAATTGTTCCTAGCGATATGACTGGGATAACAATAAGTATACCTTATACAAGTGCAGCAGGAAAAGTTGAGACTTTATCAATTACAATGGAATTGAAAGAAGTTGTTTCTAATAGTAGCCCAACAGAGAGTAATGCTTCGATAAAAACTAATGCTCCTAGCACCTATTACACACAAAACAGATTGATAACAGGTGAAGATTACAATATTGGTACGCTGGGTATAAATCAAAACATTGTAAAAACAAAAGCAGTGAACAGAACTAGTAGCGGTATAAGTAGATATTTTGATTTAAGAGATGCCAGCGGAAAATATAGTAACACATTGCTGTACAGCGATGATGGAATATTATATACAGAAGATTTAAACAACAAATACAGTTTTGAATTTGTTACTAGAAATGACATTGAATCTAGTATAAACAATGTCGTGATTCCTGCTATTAAAGACACAAAACTTCTTAATTATTATTACAAGAACTTTCCTCGAAACACCAGTGTTAAGAACTTGAATTTTTCTTGGAATTTAACAACATTTGACACCAACAGATGCACAGGATTTTTTGAAGATAGCGTAGATAGTACTCCCGTAGCAGTTTCATCATTTACTAAAAGTATAATGAGATTTATAACACCTGGGGCATTAATAAAATTTGATGCTCCTGCAAATTATTATTTTAACGCAGATGGAGACATTGTTCTTGGTAGTGCTACAACAGCAGGAACATCAACATACAAGTGGGTAAAAGTAATTAGTGTAGAAGAAAACGGTACTGTTGTAAATGCAGACACTGGATTAGGTCCTATTGTTTTGAATGACAAAATTGACAATAACGCTGTATTAGCAGAAATTATTCCTGTTTTAGATACAAGCATACTTGATGCTGTAAAAACACAAATTATAGATCAAGCATTTGCATATAAAACATTTGGTCTAAGATATGATTTTGAAAACAGTCAATGGCGAGTAATAATTGCTAACAACCTTGATACACGCAATGATTTTAGCTTAGGTAAAACTGGAGATAGTACAAACACACAAAGTGACAATAGTTGGTTATTGCTATTTGAAACAGATGGACAAAAATATACAATCACTGCTAGAGGCAGAAGATATGTATTTGAAAGCAACGATCAATTAAGATTTTTCTTTGACAGCACTAACAAAATCTATGATAGTAAATCTGGTACAATTGTTTCTGATGTAATCAAAGTGCTTAGTATTAACACTAAGCCTGATGATCTAAATCCGTTTACAGTTGATTGGCCTTGGCAAATAACAAAAGAATTTAAAAATGATGCAGGATATATCAATAGTAAAAAAGTAGAAATAAGTTTTTATGACAGCGATAGTGATGGTGTTGTTGATGACCCGGATTTATTTGAGCACATTGTTGCACCTGATGCAAATACAAATACAAAATACATTTACCAAAAAAAATCAACAGTAAACAAAACTGAAACATTTAATTATGTAGATGCCGCTGCTGAACCTATATATACAAGAACAAGTCAAGGTGCAATTGGAGCACTTAGTCAGTACAACAATGGTGATGTTTTTTATCTTATAGATAGAGATGTATTCTTAAAATATAATCAAGCAAATAATGCTTTAGAATTTACATCTGATTATCTAGCATATATAGGTAGAACTGATATAAAATTTGAATATTCTCACGCTGCTGACGAACAAGCAAGAATAGATCCTAGTAGCAGTAATATCATTGATGTTTATATGTTAACTAAATCATATGATAATGATTATAGAGATTACTTAAAAGGTAATATTACCACTAAACCTCTGCCACCAAGCAGCGATAATTTATTTTTAGATTATAGTGCAGATGTTAATGCAATTAAAAGTATCAGTGATGATGTAATTTATCATCCTGTAAAATACAAACCAATTTTTGGCAGCAAAAGCGATGTAGATTTACAAGCTACAATCAAGGTTGTTAAAAACACAGAAAGAGTTGTAAACGATAATGATGTAAAAAGTCGTGTAATAGATGCAGTAAATTCATTTTTTGCACTTGAGAATTGGGACTTTGGAGAAACATTTTATTTTAGTGAATTAGCAACTTATATTATAAATCAGCTATCACCTGATGTGGTGAGTATTGTATTAGTACCAAAACAAGAAACGCAAAGTTTTGGTAGTTTATATGAAATAAAAAGCGAAAACGATGAAATACTTATCAGCAGTGCAACAGTTGATGATGTAGAAATTATTGATGCTATTACACAATCTAGATTAAAAGCATCAGGCTTAGTAATCACTAGCGATGATATATTGAATGTTGGAGTACAAAGCTCTGATGTTACTTCTACTGGAGGCGTAAACTACTAATGGCTTACAATGATGATCAAAACGAATATCCTTTGCCAGCTGGAAAAAATGAAAAAAGAACTAGCGTAGAACACTTACCTAGGTTTTTTAGAACTCCACAAAATAAGAAATTTTTAAGTAGTACACTTGACCAATTTACCAATCCTGGTGTTATAGAAAAAATAAATGGATTTGTTGGTAAAAGAGAAGCAAAAGCAGCAACAGTACTTGACAATTATTTAGATGATATTTCTAAAGATAGAAATGATTATCAATTTGAACCAGTGAGTGTATATGAAGATTTTTTAGGTTCTACAAAATATTATGCAGATTACAATGATTACATTGGTTTGTTAAAAACATACAATGCAAACACAAAAAATCATAGCGGATTAAATGAACAAGAATATTATGCTTGGAATCCAAATATAAACTTAGATAAATTTGCAAACTTCCGTGAATACTATTGGTTACCTAACGGTCCACAAGAAGTAGCAGTCAAAGGTCAAAGTAACCAAGTTGTTAGTACATACAGAGTAGAAGTTTTAGAACAAGACAATGATATTTCGTTATTGTTCCATCCTGACGGATTTACAAAAAATCCTAATTTAAATTTATATAGAGGACAAACATACAGATTTGAAATTGACGCACCGGGTAATCCTTTGTCAATTGCTTTATATAGAGGTGTTGATCCAAATGAAAGATTAGATGATAGTTCTATTTTAAATCAAAATTACACAGAAGGTGTGACATTAATACCAGATCCTGATGATACATTGTTAAACCAAGACGATTTTGTAGCTGAAAATTATATTGAAAAAGGAGTATTAGAATTTACTATTCCTGATAATGCTCCTGACACATTATATTTTGTAAGTCAGTATGATTTGAACATTAGTTCAAGAATAATTATTTCAGACATTGATGCAAATAGTTCAATTGATGTGGATAAAGAAATAATCGGCAAAAAAACTTACACTACATCAGACGGTTGGGCTCTTAGTAATGGTATGAAAATATATTTCATAGGTAATGTTACACCTGCAAAATATTCTACTGGTATATTTTATGTAGAAGGCGTGGGCGATGAAATAAAATTAATTGCTGCTGAAGATTTGCAAGTACCTGCTATATTTACTAATGACACTATTGTTCCTTTTGATACAAATGGATTTGATAGAGTTCCGTTTGGCAATGCAAAAAGTTTTGCCGGTACAAAAGATTATGTAGTTGTTAATAAATCAAGTGCAGATAGAAATCCTTGGGCTCGTTACAACAGGTGGTTCCATAAAGATGTAATACAATTTAGTGCTGAGCAAAACAATCAAACATTTGATCTACCAGAAGAAAACCGTGCAAAGCGTCCTATCATTGAATTTGATAGAGGAATCAAACTTTACAACTTTGGATCAAAAGCAAAAGACAATATTGATTTAATTGACACATATACAAATGACGTAAAATCAATCATTGAAGGCAGTGTAGGATACAGTGTAGATGGTGTAGAATTATCTGATGGTATGCGCATTATGTTTACTGCTGATACAGATTCTTTTGTGTATGGAAAAATATTTGAAGTAAAGTTTTTTGACTTCAAAGGTAATCGTCAAATTAGTCTTATTGAAACTAGTGACACAATGCCTGTAGAAAATGAAGTAGTTTTAGTCAAAGACGGAAATAACCACGCTGGAAATATGTATTGGTATAACGGAACTACTTGGAATTTAGCACAAGCAAAAACCGGTGTTAATCAAGCACCAAGATTTGATTTATGTGATGAAAACGGAAACAGTTTTTCAGATGAACTATCTTATCCAGCAACTGATTTTACTGGCACTAAAATATTCAATTACAAAGTAGGCGAAGGCGCCAATGATACTGAATTAGGATTTCCTTTAACATATAAAAATATTAATAACACAGGCGACATTCTTTTCAATTTTAGTTTGTTGTCAGATAAATTTTCTTATGAAGAGTCAAATAATGTATTAGTAAAATCAACATCAACAGGCTTTTTGAAAAAGTACGATATCACAGGTGACTTGTTTGAATATACAAATGGATGGGTTAAAGCACCTATGCCAAGTAAACAATATGTCATAAGAAAATTTACCGGCCAAGAAAGAACAAACAACTTTCCAATTGATGTATATGAAAATAGTGCATTAATTAATGATTTAAAAGTTGTTGTATATGTTAATAATAATTTAAAAACATTAGGTGTTGATTATAATTTAGCAAACGATTCAAATAATCAAAAAAGAATTCAATTTTTTAATGATTTGTCTGTAGATGATATTCTTGTTATTAAAGCCCATTCAAAAGTTAGTGAAAAAACATCTAAAGGATATTATGAAACTGCACATAACTTTGAGAGAAATCCATTAAATGAAGATATTGTAGATTTTACATTAGGCGAAGTTACTGATCATTTAGACAGTGTAGTTATAGAAGTTCCAAATTTTGTTGGCAAACAGCCAGGTGCAAATAATCTTAGAGACCTTGGTAATGTAAAAGTATATGGTACAAAATTTGTTCAGCACAGTGGACCTATAAATTTACCATTGTTTACAATTTCTAACAAAGAAAATAATTTAGTTGCTGCAATGAATTTTGCAAAAAATGAATACAGTAAATTCAAAAGAGCATTTGTACAGGAAGCTGAAACATTAAATTTAAATGGCACTGTTAAAGAGCAAGTAGATGAAATTTTGTTGTCCTTAGCCAAAGATAAAAAACCGTCAATGCCTTTTTATCAATCAGATATGTTAGGAATTGGTGCTAACAAAAAAGTAGAGCACACTGTTTTAGATCCTGATATAAAATTTTATGCGTTAACAACCAGTTTTACTTTAGACACACTTAGCGAAAAAGCTGTCAACGTTTATGTGAACGGTGAACAAGTGTGTGTAAACCTTGATTATAATTTTACTAGTGAAGGCTTTGTCCAATTTACTGATTATTATAATTTAAATGAAAATGATAAAATTGAAATTTTTGAATATGAAACAACCAACGGAAGCTACATACCTCAAACGCCAACAAAATTAGGTTTGTATCCTGCTTACAAACCCGAAGTATTTGTTGATACAACTTATCAAGAAAACCAAACGGTAATTAGAGGTCACGATGGCAGCATTATAATTGGTTATGAAGATTATAGAGATGATCTACTACTTGAATTAGAAAAAAGATTTTATAACAATATAAAAGTAAAATATGATACAAGTATTTTTGATATTTTTGATTATATTAGCGGGGAATACAGAAATAGTAAAGTTTCTACAGCAGATCTGAATAGAGTGTTAATAAGTGATTTTGTTAATTGGTTAACAAAAGCAGGAAATGCAGATTACACAGACAACAGTTTTGTACAAGAAGGTCAAACATTTACATATAATTATGGTTTTGGAAGCAGTAAAAACAACAAGCCTTTAGCAGGCTTCTGGAGAGGCATTTATGTAAATGCTTATGATACTGATTCGCCTAACTTGCGTCCTTGGGAAATGCTTGGTATAACTGTTAAACCTACGTGGTGGGAATCAAAATATGGTCCTGCACCTTACACAAAAGATAATCTAGTACTATGGAATGATTTAGAGAAAGGTATAATTAGATCATCTGATAACATACGTGTAGACAAAAGATTTATTAGACCCGGATTGACCAATCATATCCCAGTAGATGCAAATGGAAATGTTGAAAGCCCATTACAAAGTGGTTATGTAAATGAATTTAGTTTTTCAACACAAAATGGACAAACTTTCAAGTTTGGAGATCATACTCCTACAGAAACGGCTTGGAGAAGAAGCAGCGAATATCCGTTTGCATTGTTGAAAGCAATTATGTTGAACCGTCCGGCACAAGTACTTGGTATTGGTTTTGATAGATCTCGAATCAAAAGAGATGTTGTTGGTCAATTAGTATATTGTGCAGATGTTAATAGACGTATAAAAATGTCTAATCTTTTGTATACCAATACACAAAATAATAATACTCAAGTACTTACAGCAGGATTTGCAAATTACATTTATGATTATATGGCAAGTGATGTAACAAGTCAATACATAGATTTTACAACAAAACTTTCTAATCTAAAACAAAAAATTGCATTTAAGTTAGGTGGATTTGCGGATAAGGAAAAATTAAAGTTAGTATTGGATAGTAAGAATCCAACAAATAAAGGTAATGTTTTTGTACCATTTGAAAATTATAAAATTGATTTGGTTACAAGTTCTCCTCTTACCACTGTCACATATAGTGGTGTAATAATAGAAAAACGTAGTAATGGATTTAAAATATCAGGTTATGATAAAGAAAACCCTGTGTTTACTTATAGTACTCCTATTTTATCTAGTAATGATGTTTCTATAAATGTAGGCGGCATTAGCGAAAGCTTTTTGTATTGGACTGAAGACAAACAATACATAGCAGGAAAAATAGTAAAATATGAAAACACATTTTATAGGGTAAATGTCAATCATACAACTGAAAACACATTTGATCCTAGTTTTTATACTGCCCTTAGAGATTTGCCTGTTATTGGCGGTGCAAGTGCAACTTTACGAAAAAATTTCAGTAATGATACAGCTACTTTAAATTATGGCACAGTATTATCTACTGCTCAAGAAGTTGTAGATTTTATACAAGGATACGAAGACTACCTTAAAAAACAAGGATTTGTTTTTGACTTTTTTAATCGCGACACTGAAGCAGTAGAAAATTGGACTTTGAGTTTAAAAGATTTACTATTTTATACCACACAAAATTGGGCAGTAGGAACTATCATAACACTGAGTCCATCTGCCAATAGTTTAAGTTTTAGTAAAGATTATTATGTTATAGATAATGTTAAAGAAAATATTTTTGGATACAAAATATTAAATTTAGATGGCACAGCTATCAAAGATGTATCAGTTGCAATCAATAGAGACGTAGGTAATAGTGTTGAAATTTTACCTGCAAATAACGACAATGCAATTTATTTTTGTAAACTAGGATTAATACAAAAAGATCATTCTGTAATTATTGATAATACAACAGTTTTTAATGATACTATATACAACCCAACAAGTGGTTATAGACAAGAAAGAATCAAAGTTGTTGGATATAGAACAGATAACTGGAACGGAAACTTAAACATTGGCGGATTTATTTACGATCAGGCTAACATCACTGAATGGGAGCAATGGCAAGACTATGCTTTAGGAGATTTAGTAAAATATAAAGAATTTTATTATTCTGCAAATACTTTTATTAGTGGATCCCCAACATTTGAAAGCAATCTTTGGAATAGATTAGACAGTAAACCCGAAAGCGGATTAAAACCAAACTTTGATTACAAAGTAAATCAGTTTGCAGACTTTTACGATTTAGATACTGATAATTTTGATACAGAACAACAGCGATTAGCACAACATTTAATTGGATATCAAAAAAGAGAATACCTTGATAATATAATAGAAGATGATATTAGTCAATATAAATTTTATCAAGGATTTATAGCTGAAAAAGGAACTAGAAATAGTTTGACAAAGTTTTTTGATAAACTAGGAAGTGCTAACGAAGAAAGTTTAGAATTTTATGAAGAATGGGCAATTAGGAATGCACAGTATGGTGCAACAGATACATTTGATGAATTAGAATATAAACTAGATGAAACTAAGTTTAGAATTGAACCCCAGTTAATTGAATTAGTAGATGCTGTTAATAACAACAGGACTGATTTGGTATATGAAATACCAGAATCTAAAGTTTATATTAAACCTGAAAATTATAGTAAACAACCATTTCCTCAAAAATATAGTACTAAAGAATTTTCAAAAACTGCTGGATATGTAAGTTTAGATCAAGTAGATTTCATAGCAAAAACTC